CCTGCTTTAGATTTGGCTGCCGTTTCTTGTTTGGCTTCTTCAGCTTCTAAGTCGTTAGGGTGTGTTGGTTGATTTGGAATATCACTCATCATTTGTTGTTGTACCAATTGATTAGATACTGCAACTGGTAAACCTAGACCTGCTGCCTTTTCTTCTTCAATTTCTTCCTGCATCAACTTGATTTCATCATCATTCATATGTAGGACGTTTCGTTGTACCCATGCTTGTGAGAAGTAGGTGCCAACATATGCATCTAACTCAGCCAACAATGAAACTCTTTCTCTAACTAACTCAGCATCTTTTAATTCTGAGAAGTTATTGTCTTTGGCAAAGTCGTACTGAATACTTTCTTTAAATAATTTCCATTCCTCGTCTGTACAAATACCTTTCATTACGCATTGTACACGTAAAGCCTGGTCAAATATTTCTGCAAACTTGTTGCGTAATCTATCTACAAACTTGGCAAATTTTAATTCATCTCTAGTAATCTCATTGACTTTACCTAGAGAGAAACCTTGTTGTTCAGGATTCAAACGAGAAACCGGTACACACAAGGACTTATATAGTTTCTTTTCAAAGTACTTAACGTCTTCTAATTCACCTAGGTTTTGGCCACCAGGCAATGTAGTAATCTCTGTACCTTTACCACCTTCTCTACGTGGCAACCAGAAGTCTTCCATCATTGATAAGAACTTGCGGTCATCTCTGACTTCACCTGTGTTGGCATCATATACCAACTTGTTCTTGTACTTAACCATGATGTCACGTAGGTACTGTTCAGCCTTTAGTTTAGGCAAGTTACCAACGTCAATATAGAATATACGTCTTTCAGGTGCACGTGAGATACGATAGATAACTGTCGCATCTTCAATCATACGTAACTGGTTCAAAGGCTTAATTGCTTTGTGAATGTATGATAGTACAACTGCACGGCGTGAATCCATGAGTCCTGAGACAACGGACAGAATAGAGTCTGTCGTAATACGAATACCAACCGGTCCAAAACTGGAAGACGATCCAGTAGTTACCTTGTCGTTAAATATGTAATACTCATTGACCATATCCATAATCTCTACGCCAGTACGCTCATCTTTGCGTTTCTTAATCTCACGGATTTTACGTAGCTTACGTGGGTCAACGTATCTTAATTCTTTGATACCTGCTGTTGGGTTTTCTTTGTCGATAATTACGTGGTAAAATAAACGACCGTCAACATAGTATCTACGGAAGATATCATGTGCCATATTCTTGTAGTTTAACAAGCGTAGGACTGTATTGAATTCTTCTTTGATTGCTTTTTTGATTTTCTCTGGTTGCTCTAAGTCATCCAGAATAATTTGAGTAATGTTACCGTCTTTGTCTTCACAAATGGCTTCATTAACGATATCATCAATTGCACCTTCAATCTCTGGTTGCATTGACATTTCACGATATCTAGAGATAAGTTCTACTTCATTCTTGGCAGTACCGTCTAGGTCAACATATGTACCATAATAGGCTGCAGAAGTAATCGTGAGTGCACCATCCTCATTCGACGGAGGCGAAAACGATTGTTGGACTTTTTTATCTTCTTCGTCTTTTTCACGAGAGATTGTAAAACCGAACAAACTAAACTTATTATTAGGTGTCATAATGTATAATTCCAATCATCTTTCATTCGGCTTTTGTGAGTTTTTATTCTTTCAGACAAAGGCTTAGTTGTGAAACCAACATACTGGGTTCCAGAAATTTTATTTGTAACAAGATATATTGTTGTAGGTGTCATATTATTTAAATTTCAAGTTCACAAAAACATAAAGGAGAACCCGAAGGTTCTCCAGTATAACATTAAGAAGTAGTATCTGATTCCCATTGTTGATAAGCAAATGTTACGGAATATTCTTCAATCGTATCATTTGAACCCCAATCCAAATCAATTGGTGACAAATCAGTAGGAAACATACCAACAAATTTATAAGCTTTCAACGTGTTGCCTGCTTTACCGTATTGTGTTACAGTAGCATCAACATCATATTGTGATGGAGCTGTTGCAGCTGCCGCACGAACGTTAGTTGTATGACTATTGATAGAGTTCATCCAAGATTCGAGTGCTCTGCGAATAACAAAATCTTCATCGTTGATAATTGTTAATGTCCAGTCTGCAAATGTTCTGTTACCAGCAAACTTTAGTTCACGACCAAAGTAATAAACTGGTACAGTACCGATTGTAGAACCTGGAAGTTGAGATGTTTTTGCCATGAAAGTTGTTTTCTGGCCAGCAGCCGTACCATTTGTTACAAAGGACGGAAATACTAGAGAGACTGAAAATAGGTTAGGACGTGCACCGTCTCCAACCATATTCGCTCTAAATTCGGTTACATTAAATGCCATGTGTTTCTCCTAATATTGGTTTATTTATTAAGCTGCGTTAATGATTGTTGAGAAATCAACACCAGTATTAACTGCAACAAAATTCAATTGGATGAAATTAATGGATCTTGCTGGCTTAATGTAAATGTCACCAACAAATTGGTTTGAGTTGATAACTTGTGGTGTGTTATTTGTTGTATCGCAAACCACTTGGAAATCCGTAATACCACGGCGACCTTGAACGTCACGTAGGAAAGGAGTAACTAAAGCAACAAACTGAGCACGAGTAAAGTCATCGTTTAGTTCAAACAATGAGAACTTAGCAGCAGTAGAGATAGTCTTTTCTAATACAATAAACAATCTACGTACATTGATTCTATCAAATGCAGATGGTTTTGATTGTAGAGTCTTGTCACCGAACAAGATAATACCTTGGCCAGGGAAAGAAACAACTGGATTTACACCGCCAGCATAGATTGTATCTCTGTCTGATTTTGTAGGATTCCATGCCAACTTAATAGCGTTCTTGATTTGGCCACGATTGTAACCGGCAGGTGAGAACCATGGGTCTTTAATAGTGTCTGTGTATACACATAGACCAGCAACGTCACCGTTCAATGGAATCCAGCGATATACGTTATTGTATTTGTCGTATTGGTATTTCCAACCAGAGTCAGCAAACGCATATGATGATGTGATACCTATTGTACCCAACCATGAAATAATGTTAGTTGCTTCGTAACCAGACTGGTTAAGAACTGAACTTAATGGTGGAGAAATAAAGGCTACACAATCACCACGACCGTTTGCAATGTTTGAAATAACATAGTTTTGTACGTTTGCGGATGCATTACCTGTTAATACCAAAGAAATATTCAAAGTATCTTTGTTTACGAACAATGAATAACCTGATTCAATGTTACCATCAGTAGGTGTAACATCTTGGCCGGCACTCAAATTAACTGTTTGAACTGTGAACAATTGTCTAAATGTTGTATTGTTTGTTTGACCCCATGTTGCACTTGTATTTGCATAGTCAACAGGATCAACAGCATAAACATATTTTGAGTTATTGAATATTACTTGTTTATAGTAGTTTGATGTACCATTTACAGTAGCGTTAGTTGCTTTTGATACGAATGGATATGTTTCTAGAACTGTTCCAGCTGAACCTGTAAACAGACCAGCAGTATCAATAACAACAATGTGCATCTCATCATTTAAACCACCTGCAGCTGCAGTTTGTGATGATGTGCTAGGTGCTGATGTGAAATATGATTTATAATTCCATGTAGAAAAATTGGTAGAGTTGTCACAAATAGAAATTGACAATGAATTACCTAATGCACCTGGGTATCTTGCCATGAAAGAACCGTATGCATTTCCAAGGTTAGTACTTAAGTATGAAGCCTGGAAAATACTTTCGTTTGCAACTTGAATAGCAGTAGCGTTTGTGTTTGCCAAAGCATTTACAGCACCACTACCAACTGTACGAACTAGATTTAAGTTATTGCCGTATGCCAGGAAGTTAGCTGCTGTGAAGAACGAAACGGCTGAATTAGAATCTGGCTTACCAAATTGCTGTGTCAAGACGATTTCGCTACTTACGGATGTGATTATGTTTGCTGGACCCCAGTTAAAGTATCCCGCAAATGCACCAGAGGTCGTAAGAACTGAAGGAACTACTGTTGTTAAGTCAACTTCTGATACGTTTACGCCTGGAGAGATTTGAAAAGCCATTGTTTTCTCCTTGAATTATTATGTGTTCTGTAGGTAATGCAATACCATAGAGATATTTATGAATTGTTGTTTTTAGAATTGTTTCAAAGCATCATTTACCCAATTCTGATAAACACCACCGGAATGAGCATCTTCCCATACATCCCCACCCATTACGGCAAAGCTATGTGATAATCCGTCCTCAACAATCATTTCTGGAGGTGTAATTTCATCAATCTGGTTCATATTTTCCAACTGCATCTGTTTACGGATGTCATGGTTAACAATTTCTCTGAAGTATTTCTGAGTAGTTACCCATGCAAACATAACCAAACACATTACCATATCGTCATTTGCACCTGATTCGGCAGACCAAGAGTTCTTTTGTGCAATAAATGTGGTTAATTCTGAATAGGTATTGAAGTCTTGTAATATTAACTTGTCAGCCTCAACTAAAGACCTTAAGTTAGTACAACCAATTCTCTTAACTTGCGGTGACATTTTGACACCCATCTGAACACCTCTGGCAAAACCGGTAGACAATTGTTGTGGCTTCTTATTACCAGTATGTACTTTCCATAAGTTCTCATATTCAAAATCAGCGTGTAATGTTTCTGCAATCTGGTTGGTATTGTTAACTTCAACCAAGATATATGCATCATTATACAGTCTTGCTGTATTATATATGACAGTTGGGAATAGTATCGGTGATATGGATGAACTGTTATAGGCTGCCACTTGTCTATATGGCATCGCAGTCATATCTATAACCTGGAAGGCAGAACTATCTAGTCCTTTACCTTCAGCAACGTCAACCATAATACAGTATAGGTGGTCTTTGAGGTTCTTTTCACCGTCTTCTTTGACTGGTGGCTCATAGATTCGCACCATATCATGTACGAATGTTGGGTCTCTATGTGCAATTTGTTGTAGTTTACGACCAGAAATGAGTGTATTGGACGAACCTAAGAACTCGGTCTCAAACTCTTGTGCAAACTGACGTTCAGAAGTGTTACGAATTGTTTCTTCTTTCCAGGCTTCATCTCTACCTGGTACCATTGACCAATGAATCTCAAAGGTCTTATAGTTATTCTTACCAGTAATGGCATCCATCCACAACTTGTAGAATAGGTTCATACCGTTAGGTGTAGACACAATAATAATCTTGGAAGTTTTACCAGATGAAATTACAGGGTATACAGAGTTAAAGAATTCTTCAGCAATGTTATTAGGAACGAACGCAAATTCGTCCAAGAATACACAGTTAAAAGAACCTCCTCGAATTGCAGAGCTTGATGTTGATGCGGCAATAATCTTAGAACCATTTTCTAGTTCTACATTACCTTTATTCCATGTAACAACACCTTGTTGCAACCACATTGGTAAGTTTTCGTATGCCAGTTGGTACTTGGCCAAAATATCACGAGCCAGTGAACCTTTGTTAGCAAGAACGGCAACGGTTTGTGTGTCAGTAAACAGAGTTAACCAAAGAAGGTATGCAACTGAGGTAGTAGTTTTACCAACCTGACGGGGACATTTAGTGATTGAGAAACGATTTTCATGGTAGACTTTAATCATCTCTTTCTGAAAGTCCCACATTTCAAAAGGCATCAAACCTCTATCAACGTTAACAATCTTGATATAGTTTTCAGCAAAGTATACTGGATCTTTGGCACACTTAATATATTCCTCAACCTGTGGCTGAGTAAAATTGACCTTAACACCAGACTTCTTAAGTAAGGGGTTGTCACGGTATGAATCGCCTGGATCTAACCGGTAATCATAATCATCATCATCAACTACACTCATTGTTCTTTGCCTTTAAGAAACTTATTCAAATCAGATGTAGAACCTACAAAAATGGCCTTGTCTATCTTCGTACCACCAGAATCCTTCTTGGCACCGGATATCTCTCTCATTTGTTTTTGTGTATTTAATAGTTCTTTGTTTGCATCTACCATGTTCTTAAGTAGAGTTGCATACACTTCGAAGGCTCTTGGATGTTGACCTGCCTTGGCAACATTCAGTATTTCTTCCATGGCATCTTTGCCTTGGTCTATAATATTTTGTAAGTTTTCTTTAGTCTGTTGATATGCATCAGTCAAATCTTCCTTCATATCAGGTTCATTGTAATGCACGACAGCAGCCTTAGGAGTCTCTGGTACCTCCTCTTTAGGCGTAACATCAAATATTTGTTCCATGTTTTTATCGAATGTATTCATAGTATTATGTAGGTGAAGATCCATTGTAACGTGATAACCAATAACTGGCATTTTGTGCGTGTTCTGAGGCTGATAAAGCTCTATTATATGCATGAGCAGCTGCAATATCACCATTGAAACCTGGTGATGTTTGTGTTGCACCAATAACTGGAGTGGTCGCTGTTGGTCCGACCGCAGTTGTTGCGCTTGTTCCAACAAGATTACCATTTACATATAATGACCATCCAGAGGTTGGAATAAAAGTAACACTAACATAATACCATGTGTTCAAACTTTCTGTTCCTGTAGATTGTGATACATCGGTGTAAGCAGAGGTTGTATGGTTACCTGCACAAAAAATATTTTGACCGTTATTAAACCAGGTTGTATCTCTTGCCTCAGCAGAACATTGTAAATAACCAGCTCCAAATGGTGCATTTGAATTACCACTGGTACCACGAATAACTGCACCTTTAGTATAACTCACACTAGCATTCATAAATGCACTAGGCGCTTTGGCCCAATTTTGATTGCTAGAATGAAAATATGCTGTACTTGTTCCTAAATTAACCACATTAGAAGTATTAGTCCATGGAACGGTTGTACCATTACCTGTATAGAATGTAAAGTTGCGACCATAACCACCTGTATCTGGCCAAGTATTTCCTGATACATAATTTGCCATATCAAGTAAATATATTACATTTCCAGTAACTAATGTGTTTGTTGTAGTTAAAGAAATCACATTGTTATTCATAACCATCATTCCCAACATATTAGTATACTCCAGTACCGTTGATATACCAGGTATTAGCCGCAGTCATTAATAGAGTTGCCATACCATATGTGCTAACATTCCTAGATGCGCTTGTTGTGTTGCCAGCAAGATACATTGAAACGCCATTGTTTGGTGTTATGATTACGTTTGAAGAACTATGTGAAACAACAATAATGGTTGTACCATTTGCATATGTTGTATTGGATGTCCAAGGAATGTATAGGTTTACGGCAGAAGCGTTGGTGTAATATAAATGCTTGCCAGCATCTGTATTTGCCAGAACATAGTTATTTGATTGTGCGTTTTGTGGAATTATTTGAGCTGCATTATTGGCTGCTATAAAAGCGGCATTAGCCGTTGTGCTAGCATAAAATCCAATATTAAATGCTGATGTTGCTAAAACATTGGCTGAGTTTGCTTCGGAGAAAGCCGCATTTGTACTACTATTTTGAGTTGTTGCAATACCGAATAATAAAGATACGTTTGCATTTTGACTTGCTTCTATACCTGTTAGATATATGGTATTAGAAGATGCATTATTTGCCGTTGTTCTGGCATAAGTATCAATTGAGCCTGCTGGGGTATTGGCTTGGTTGTATGCGGCTTGTGCAATTGTTGCGGCTATGTTTGCTTCATTGAACGCAGCCAAAGCAATAGTTAAATCTGAGTTTGATGTATTGGCTGCATATTGTACCAATGCATTTGATATACCATTAATAGAATTAGCCACAAAACTTTCTGTGGCCATACGTTTTCCACCATAAGTAACACCATCATGTACCGTAATAGCTCTGGTCGTTGCATCAATAATCAATTCACCATCAGAACCTATGGTACCTGATAGTGTATTGTTGGCATATCTTTTAAACTGTAGGGTCTTGGCCATTGATTTTTATCCGTTATTAATTTAATAAGTCTATGATACCAGATTCTGATAATAGGT